TGGAGAATATGAAATGGATTTAACAGCAATAAAAAAACGCCTCGGGCAGTTACAAACTACAAACAATCGGACTTCCAGTCTTTGGAAACCACAACCAGGTAAAACTCAAATTCGTATCGTACCTTACGCATTCAATAAGGATAATCCTTTTATTGAATTATTCTTTCACTACAATCTGAGCAATCGCTCTTATTTATCACCAATATCTTTTGGTAGACCAGACCCTATTGAAGAGTTTGCTCAAAAACTAAAAGCAAGTGGTAATAAAGAAGATTATCAGTTAGCACGAAAACTTGAAGCAAAGATGAGAACCTTTGCACCAGTTATCGTTAGAGGTGAAGAATCACAAGGTGTGAAGTTTTGGGGATTCGGAAAGACAGTTTATCAAGAACTTCTTTCAGTAATCGCAGACCCTGATTATGGTGATATCACAGACCCAGTAAATGGTCGTGATGTATTGGTTGAGTTTATATCAGCTGAAGAGAGTGGAGCAAGTTATCCTAAAACTAACATTCGTGTAAAACCTAATCAAACACCAATCTCAGATGAACCTGAAGTATTGGAAAAAGTTAAAGCACAACAAGACATTACAGAGATATATCAAGAATTATCATATGATGATATGACAGATGTATTGAATGAATGGTTAAATCCAGATGGGGAAACTACTGAAACAACAAATTCAGAAGTATCATCAACTGAGAAAGCCGTTAAAGAAAATGTAGCTGAAATCGAAACATCTAAAGTAAGTAATACTGGTGATGCTTTTGATGAGTTGTTTAACTCGTAAATAATAACAATATAGTGTGTGGCAACATACAACAAAAGTAGAGATGGGTGTTATTGTATTCCCTAACTACACACTATTAATTTGATAAGGAAAAAAATATGGCATCATCAGTACACGATGTGTTGGCCGATACATTGGCCGATAGTTTAAATAAAAAATTCAAAGATAATAAAGTAGCATACTTTCTTGATGGTACGGATAATACACCTACCGATATTAAGGATTTTATTTCTACTGGTAGTTCTATGTTAGATTTGGCTATTTCAAATAGACCAGATGGTGGAATTGCAGTTGGTAGAATTACAGAAATTAATGGATTGGAATCGAGTGGTAAATCACTACTTGGTGCTCATCTACTTGCAGAGACTCAAAAGAAAGGTGGTGTGGCAGTTTATATTGATACTGAAACATCAGTTTCTCAAGAGTTTATGTCAGTTATTGGAATTGATATGGGTAAGATGTTATACTTACACTTAGAGACAGTAGAAGATATTTTTGAAGCGATTGTAGAAATCGTAACTAAGGTTAGAGAATCAGACAAAAATAGGTTAGTAACTATTATGGTTGATTCACTCGCCGCAGCTACTACGAAAGTAGAGTTGGAAGCAGATTTTGATAAAGATGGTTGGGCTACTGCAAAAGCAATCATTATATCAAAAGCAATGAGAAAGATTACTCAAATGATTGGTAGACAAAGGGTTGCACTTGTGTTTACTAATCAATTAAGACAAAAACTCGGAGTAATGTTCGGAGACCCTTGGACAACAAGTGGTGGAAAAGCATTACCATTCCACGCTTCAACAAGAATTAGGTTGAAGAATATGGGACAAATCAAAGATACAGCTAAAAATGTATTGGGTATGAAGTGTAGAGCACAGATTGTGAAAAACAGACTTGGTCCACCTTTAAGACATGCAGATTATGATATGTACTTTGATAGGGGTATCGATAACTACGGAGCTTGGTTGACTGTTCTGAAAGAACATAAATTAGTTAAATCAGGTGGTGCGTGGTACACTCTTACAGACCAAAATGGTAAAGACCATAAGTTTTTATCTAAGGATTGGGAAGAGTTAATTACCAGTGATGATGAGTTGAAAGACTATGTCTATGGTATCATTTGTGATAAAGTCATATTGAAATACAAAGAAAAACTTGGTATTGATGATGTAGAGTTCACAGATGAGGTCTTAGGTGATTAATCAAAAGCATTTATCTATACTCGAAGAGATAAAAAAATCTGGCGGAAAGGTAGATAGTGGAGAACCAAATGACTCGGTTTTATTGATTGATGGTTTAAATACTTTTATTAGAGTATTTACCGCAGTACCTACTACTAATGAGGATGGGGTTCACATTGGTGGAATAGTAGGTTTTTTAAGGTCAGTTGCATTCGCTATTAATATGGTAAGACCCACAAGAACTATCATAGTATTTGATGGTAAAGGTGGGTCTAACCGCCGTAGGAAAATATTTCCAGAGTATAAGGCAGGAAGAAAGATGTCTCTTCGTTTGAATAGAACAGATGGGATATCTTTAACTCGTGAACAAGAACACAAGATGATGATTGCTCAGTTAAATAGAGTAATCGAATACTTAGAACTATTACCATTGACAGTTACTACTGCAGAAAATATAGAAGCAGATGATGTGATTGGATATTCAGCAAAACATGTCTTTAAGGATAAAGTTACTATTATGTCAACCGATAAAGATTTCTTACAATTGGTTGATGATAGAATACAAGTTTATTCACCTACTAAAAAGAAGATGTATGACCAAGATAGAATCTTGGATGAGTATGGTATAAGTTCTACAAACTTTCTATTATTCAGAACTATGGATGGGGATAAATCAGATGGGATACCAGGTATTAAGGGTGCAGGAATAAAAACACTTTTAAAATTGTTTCCTTGGCTTGAATCGCCACATAAGTTCACGATAGAGGATGTTATCAAGAGTGCAGATTCCAAGAAGAAACAATATAAATTGTGTGAAACAATTGCCGATTCTTCAGACCAATTACTCTTGAATAAAAAACTTATGGATTTAGATGAAATAAATATATCTGGTAGTAGTAAGTTAAAAATACAAGATGTTTGTGGAAATCCCATTCAGAGATTAGTAAAACATAAGTTCCAAAGAAAATTCTTGGAAGATAAGTTGTACACTGCCTTACCAAATTTAGATAGTTGGTTACATTCAACATTTAATAGATTAAACTTTATGGCGGAGAAAACGCATGGGAAGAAAGCGTAAATACTTTTCAGATAAGGAAAAACGAACTGCTCAAAAAAAGTGGCAGATGGAGCATTACAAACGAAATGCTGAAGAGATAAAAGCAAAAGCACGACAGAGATATCGTGAGAAAAAAAGAAAAGAGTTTTATGATAAAAAAGTTCAAGATTTGTACTCAAATCTGGATATTTAATATAGAGTTATAATGACACAAAGCGAAAATTTAGTACAATATGGAACATCGTTCCAATCAAAAATAATTACAAGTTTAATGCTTGATAATAAGTTTACAAAACAAATTGTAGATATATTAGAAGTAAGTTACTTTGATACAGATTCTACAAAATATCTTATCAAAAATATTAAAGATTACTTTGAAAAATATAAAACACCACCAACAATGGAGGCAATTAAATTTATTATTGATGAGGTAGATAATCCTACATTAAAAACTACTATAGTTGATTCATTGAGAAATGCATGGTCATATAGAGAATCTACCGATTTAGAATTTGTAAAAGAGAAAACTTTAGAGTTTTGTAAAAATCAAGTTGTAAAAACTGCTATTATGGAAAGTGTTGAGTTATTAGAAGCTCAAAGATATGATGAAATCAAGGGATTGATTGATAAAGCAATGACTGCTGGTATGGAGAGAGATATCGGACACGAGTACATAACTGGTTTTGAAGAACGAATGAATCAACAAGCAAGAGTAACTATGCCAACAGCATGGGATAGTGTAAATGACCTGATGGATGGTGGTTTAGGTGGTGGAGAACTTGGTGTGATTGTTGCTCCCGCAGGTATTGGTAAATCTTGGACACTTCAAGCAATTGGTGCTCATGCAGTTGCACAAGGTAAGACTGTAATCCATTATACATTAGAGTTAAATGCTCAGTATGTTGGGTTACGATATGATACTATAGTTAGTGGACAACCAACAGGTAACTTACAATATTATAAAGAAGAAGTATTAAAAGCAATTGGAAAACTTAAAGGTAACTTAATTATTAAGTATTGGCCAACAAGAACAGCAAGTGTAAACACCATAACTGCACATTTACAACAATGTGAACTACAAGGTATCAAACCTGATATGATTATTGTGGATTATGCCGATATTATGAAATCAACATCTAACTTCACAGAGAAACGACATCAGATAGGACATGTCTATGAGGAACTTCGTGGTGTGGCGGGGGAATTTGATATCCCTTGTTGGACTGCTTCACAAGCAAATCGTAGTTCATTAGAAGAAGATGTGATTGATGCTAGTAAAGTATCAGAAGATTACTCTAAGGTTATGACATCAGATTTTGTAATGAGTATGAGTAGGAAAGTAGAAGATAAGATTGCTAACACAGGTAGATTCCACGTCATTAAGAATAGATTTGGACCAGATGGAATTACTTTTCCAGCAACTATCAACACAAACACAGGTTTCATACAAATATATGATACTAACACACAAGGTGGTAAAGAGGTACAAGGTAAAATGAATAATGCCGATGAGTATCTTCGTAAAACCTTAGCCCAAAAGAAGAAAGATTTTGACGGCGAGGGGTTTGAATAGAACTTCTAATAAAATCTTTTTAAAACTAAGAAAAAAATGTATATATTGCTAATATAAGTGGATATATATCATACATATAATAGGTATAATTAAATTAAATAAAAAAAATGGAGAGTTTCACAATGGGAAAGCATAAGTTCAAGTTATCAGATAATTTTATAGATAAGTACAAAAGAAAGAAACCACCTTTCGGTTTCAATGGATTAGGTGAATTGGTTTATATGAGAACTTATTCAAGAATTAAAGAAGATGGGAAAAATGAAAGATGGTGGGAAACTGTCCAACGAGTTGTAGAGGGAACTTATACAATGCAAATGAATTGGATTGAATCACACCAATTAGGGTGGAATCCTTGGCAAGCACAAAAATCAGCACAAGATATGTACGAAAGAATCTTTACAATGAAGTTTCTTCCACCAGGTCGTGGTTTATGGGCAATGGGAACAGCAATCACAGAAGAAAAAGGATTGTATGCCGCACTAAACAATTGTGCATTCGTATCCACTAAAACAATCAAAGAAGATTACGCAAAACCATTTTGTTTCTTAATGGATGCAAGTATGTTAGGTGTTGGAGTTGGATTTGATACTAAAGGTGCTGGGGAGATAGATATTAAAGGTATTGATATCAAGAGAGATGAACAGAATTTCCAAATACCAGATACTCGTGAGGGTTGGGTTGAATCATTACAACTTCTATTAGAAAGTTATTTTCACGGACAAGGAGAAGTTGTATTTGATTATAGTTTAATTAGATTAGCAGGTGTTCCAATCAAGGGGTTTGGTGGAGTAAGTTCAGGTCCTGAACCACTAATGGAAGTACATCAGACTGTTAGAGAAACATTAGAAGCTAATAGTGGAAAACCAATCACAATCACAACCATCGTAGATATTATGAATTTAATCGGTAAGTGTGTTGTTGCGGGTAATGTAAGAAGAACTGCAGAGATTGTATTTGGTGACCCACACAATGAAGAGTATTTAGATTTAAAGAATTATAAAGTAAATCCACACAGAGAACA